CCGCTCTTCTGCGGATGATGTAATCGGTGCGGGTATTAGGAACGCTCGGATCGGCGAAAAAAATAAGCCTTATCCAGTTAATCTCCCTGCCGTTAAAGAAGCAGAGCGGAGAAAGTTTTTGCAAAACAAAGCTGGTCTTAGCGGTAAAGGCATTCCTACGCCCGGCGATAAAAACAAAACAGAAGCAACATCTAAAGTTGCTAAAGCCGTCCAAGGCACAATTGACAATCGCAGTAAAAGTATGGCGCGCACGCCAGAACAAAAAATGTCAGAAGGTGCACGAGAAGTACAAAGAAGACGCGATAAAGAAAAAGCTGAAAAACTTGGCTATGGCATCAAAAAGGGTGGCATGGTCAAGAAGTACGCTTCTGGCGGCTCAGTTTCGTCGGCATCAAAACGTGCCGATGGATGCGCAATTCGTGGAAAGACGAGGGCTTAATCATGGCTGAGAAATCTGTACCCCGTAAGATGTACGAGAACGTCATGGGTACACCTGAGCAGAACGCTGAGGCTGAAAAACGTATGGAAGAGCGGGATAAAAAGAATCCTGAGTCCATGCCAGCCAAGATAAATAAAGCTGTAAAGACCGTGACCGGCAAGAAAAAGGGCGGCTACGTTAAAGCGGCGGACGGCTGCTGCACCAAGGGCAAGACGAAAGGCAGGATGGTCTGATGCCAGCCAAGTCCGCCAAGCAAGAAAAGTTCATGCAAGCGGTTGCGAACAACCCCAAGTTCGCTAAAAAAGTCGGTGTACCCGTAACTGTGGGCAAAGAGTTCACTAAATCTGGAGGCGGTATGGCTGAGTCAAAGAAAATGATGGCGAAAGAAGTTGCGTTCATGAAGAAAAAAGGCGCACCCAAGTCGATGGTCAAGCACGAGATGGCTGAAGCGGGCATGAAAAAAGGCAGTGTGGCTAAGTACGCCAAGGGTGGTTTTATCGCCCCTTCCAAGATGGGCGCTGTTAAGACTGCTGCTCCTAGCCGTGACGGTGTTGCTGTTAAAGGTAAGACTAAAGGCGCTATGCCAAAGATGGCTGGCAACAAAGGTATGAAGCGCGGCGGAGCCTGCTAATGATGGCCTCGCGTGGCATGGGTGACATTAACCCTTCCAAAATGCCGAAAGCCAAGAAGAAGGCTCGTCGGGATAACACTGACTTCACGCAGTACAAAGAAGGTGGCAAGGTTAATGCAGCAGGTAATTACACGAAGCCGAGCCTTCGCAAGAAGATCGTGTCGCAGGTAAAGTCCGCAGCCACCCATGGCACAGGCGCAGGTCAGTGGTCCGCGAGAAAAGCACAACTCGTGGCGAAGAAGTACAAGGAAGCAGGTGGAGGATATCGTGGCTGATCTGGTACTTACACCGCAAGAGCAAAAAATAGTTGATTACCATCGTAATACTATTAAAGGCGGGAGTGTTGGAGAAGATCAGCGCGGTAGGCCGGTAACTGTCTACACCACCACCATCCCAACCGGCAGGGGCGACGAACACGCAAATGTGCCGGGGTATGTCGGCGGGAAGATTAGGGATAGAAAAGAATTACAGAAGTTGTTTAAAGATGAAATAGCAGAAGGTAGATGGCCTGTGTATAAAACAGGTAAAGAAGCTGATGCTCGGGCCAAAGAAGTGCATCAAATAATGGATGAAGAAGCGCCGGAAGCGCGGGGTAAAAAACGCAATAAAGTTAAAGCGTTTAAAAAAGGCGGCAAAGTAAGTAGCGCCTCCGCCCGCGCAGATGGTATAGCGCAGCGCGGTAAGACACGGGGTAAGATGTTGTGAGTGTGCTGCGCGTTCGTCCTGACTTGATGTTTATTGGTCAGGTGCATGGTAAAGGCGTAGCAGTACCGCCAGAAGCCAAAGCGGCCATAGATAAGTATGGGGCTTGGTATGACCAAGGCTCATGGGACGATGCGCTGGCGAAAGACGTAAAGGGATACCCAAAAGAGTTTTTGTTTGTTATTTTTACAAACACAGCAGTAAACGAACAAAAAGAAATACTTCCCGGTCCCGGTACCATTTTTGACCGGCTGCTTAAAACGCAGGGGCAGTACGGATATTTTAAGAGTCGTAAGTTTGATGCCGATACGTTGACCGCTTTCTTAAAAGAAATGGGCGGGGCGTACTTGAAAGACAGTAAGGCAGAGGCAACAAAAGAAAATGTGGCGGCTTTTATAAGCAGTGGCGAAAAGGACATGTGGGAGTCTGGCAGTACGCCAGCAAAGAAGATGGCAGACAAGGCAAACAAGCACCGAGACATGTGGCTTCTGTCGCAACCAAGAGGTGTTTATTTTGTTGGTTCAGACCACCTGAAAGACTTAAAATCGCTACAAGCAGGTAAGAGTTCTGGCGTTGAAAAGACGGACGTAAACCGGAAAAACACTAGACTAATATGAAGGCACCACAGAAAAGCTTGAAAGACTGGGGGGACCAGAAATGGCGGACTAAGTCCGGTAAACCCTCCAGTAAAACCGGTGAGCGTTATCTCCCGGAAAAGGCGATCAAGGCGCTAAGCCCAGCCGAGTACGCAGCCACTACGAAGGCAAAGCGGGAAGGGAAGGCAAAAGGTAAGCAGTTCGTTGCACAGCCCAAGGGCATAGCCAAGAAAACAGCGGGGTTTAGGTAATGGCTAAAGTAACTGTTGCTGACGAGCTGGAACAACAGCGTTCAGAAGAAGCTTTTGATAAGGCTGATGCCCGCTTAAATCAGCGCTTTCTTGCGCGTAGGTTAACTAAGGAAATAGCAGAATCTGAGGCAAAGCATAAGGAAGCCGCAGAAAAAAGGCAGGCAGCAAAAGAGGCAAAAGAACGTAAGGCTGATCCGCTGTACGACGAGCGTAAAGCAGCACGTACTGAAGCTGAAAAAGGCGCTGTTACTAAGATGGTAGGCGGGGTAAAAGTTACGGAATACCCGTCAGTTGATCCGGTCGAGCGGCGACCTACAGCGCAGCCGTCTGGTGGGCGTGGGCAAGGCGGCGGTGCAGGTAGCTTGCTGCGGGAGATGAACCCACAAAAACTGTACAAAAAAGGCGGTATGATTTCTGCGTCTAAGCGCGGTGACGGAATAGCCCAGCGCGGTAAAACTAAAGGACGGATGGTTTAAATGGCATTTTCTACAGACACAACTGCGTTTAACCCTGACCTCAACGAGATATTTGAAGAGGCGTTTGAGCGTTGTGGCTTAGAACTCCGCACGGGCTATGACTTCCGTACGGCGCGGCGCAGCCTGAACTTTTTGATTGGTGAGTGGGCGAACCGGGGCATCAACCTGTGGACCATCGAGCAGGGTTCTATTAATCTGGCGCAGGGGGTAACGACCTATGATCTACCTGATGATACCGTTGATCTTATTGAGCATGTTATTCGTACTGATTCCAACCAAGGCCCTAACCAAACTGATCTGAACATCACCCGTATCAGCGTCTCAACCTATTCGACTATCCCAAACAAGTTAGCGCAAGGCCGTCCGATTCAGGTTTGGATTAACCGTCAGTCGGGGCAAAAAGTTGGATCGAATGCGGCAACGCCGAAAGCCCCGCAGATTAATGTGTGGCCTGCGCCGGATCAGGGTACAACGCAGAATCCGTACTACGTGTTTTATTACTGGAGACTAAAACGCATTTACGACGCTGGTACCGGTACAAACATTATTGATATTCCATTCCGCTTCCAGAACTGCATGGTAGCGGGGCTTGCTTATATGTTGGCCGTGAAGAAACCCGAGGTATCGCCGGATCGTGTAATGGCATTAAAACTTATGTACGATGAAGCTTGGAATTTAGCCTCTGAAGAAGACAGAGAAAAAGCTGCGGTTCGGTTTGTGCCACGAGAAATGTTCTTCTAATGGGCAACAGGTTTAGTTCAGCTAAAAACTCGATTGCGGAATGTGACCGCTGCGGGTTTCGTTACAAGCTGAAGGAGTTGAAAAAGCTGACGATCAAGACTAAGCAGGTCAGTATTAAAGTGTGCCCGACGTGTTGGGAACCAGACCAGCCACAATTGCAGTTAGGTATGTATCCAGTGGACGACCCACAAGCTGTACGGGAACCACGCCCAGATGTAAGCTACAGACAGGCAGGATATACAGGGCTGCAGTTGACGTTGAATACCGACTTTGGTGACCCGTCAGGTGGTAGTCGAATATTTCAGTGGGGCTGGGCACCGATAGGTGGGGCAAGCGGAAATGACGCGGGGTTGACGCCCAATGCTTTGGCCCCTAGAGGTATAGTAGGTAGTGTAACGATTACATAGGAGTCTATATGCCATGGGACGCAATCTGGCACGTGCAGCAAACCAGAGAGGCCGATAATGGCTAAATATTCACACAAGCAGGGCGGCAAAGAAATAGGCCAAGCTGCGGTTTACGCGGAGCCACATACCATGGACGGTAAAAAGATTACGGCGCGATCTACACAGAACGAGATTTCTGGCGTGGGCCATATGGATAGCCTGAACGTTGGCGTAGGTACAGTCAACAAAGGTAACATTAAACCAGCAAAAACAACTGGTATCAAAATTCGCGGCACTGGCGCTGCAACTAAGGGCGTAATGGCTCGTGGTCCGATGGGCTAATCATGACGTACAACGAACTGTTCATTGCGGTTAAGAACTACCTGCAAAACGACTTCCCGTCAAATACGTGGACAAGCGTTACAGGGGCGAATCCGCCCATTACTTCTACCGGTACTGAACAGATCAATACGTTTATCACCCAAGCCGAAGAGCGCATATACAACAGCGTTCAGATTCCAGCACTGCGTAAGAACGTAACCGGCGTAACTTCTGGCGGCAATAAATACTTGTCATGCCCAAACGACTTTCTGTCCGTTTTCTCGATGGCG